TACGCATGCGAGGTGTTTTTGAGGCCAAAACACCTCGCATGCGTACGTTACGAGAGGGCGTGGTACATAAGCCCTTCACAATGAATCTCCCATCAGACCTCTTGCAGTTAGCAGACATTTTCACCATGAATGGCCATCAACTTGTTGTTGTAGGCGGTGCCGTCCGTGATGCGCTCATGGGCAAGACACCCAAGGATTATGACGTCGCAACTGATGCTAAACCTGAAGAGGTTCTTGAAATGATGGCACAACACCCTCACTTGAAGACCACACAGGTTGGCAAAGCTTTTGGTGTGATCAACGTATACACTCCTGAGGGTAGTGAATACGAAGTAGCAACGTTTAGAACCGATGCATATTTAAAGGATGATTATGAAAGCTTCACCGGATTCGTCCAAGGAAAACAACCCAAAAATTGGGAAGAGAGGCTGCGTTTACTCGCTAGTGTGCCCAAAGGCTAGTCAAGTGAGATATGTAGGAAAAACAGTCGGGAAAATATCAATTCGGCTATCAAAACACAAGTATCGTCGAAATAAATCTAGCTCCCATAAGAATAATTGGCTACAGCTTCTTGAGAGGGAGGGTTTGTTGGATGATTTGCAAATAGTCGTGATCGAGGAGTGTGATATATTGAGGCTTTCTAAACGTGAAAAATATTGGATTGCATATTACAAAAAGCAAGGTTGTGATTTAACAAACGTTACTCCTGGTGGCGAGGTCGGTTCATTAGGTCATCGACATTCCAAGGAAGCGAAGAAGAAAATTTCTGAGGCAGCAAAGCGTAATAAGGGTCGCAAGGCTTCAAAGGAGGCCAGGAAAAGAATTTCTGCTTCTTTGTTGGGGAATACCAGAAGAAAAGGGATACTGTTTGCCGAGGCCTCTAAGAGAAAAATATCAAAAAATCGTAAAGGAATTCCAGCTTGGAACAAAAAGAAAGTAGTCCAGCTCACTCTGCGAGGTATTGTAATCAAAACATGGGGAAGTGTTGATGAGGCACAGAAAACTCTTGGAATTAGAAATATTAGTTGTGCTGCACGTCACAAAGATTATAGAAAACAGGCAGGTGGGTTTGCATGGAGATACATAGATGATTGAATATGAAAAATTGCCATTTAGCGTTCAAACGGCGGGCGATGAAATGTTGTCTAAGCTGAGAAGTGCCCGTACGTGCGGCACCACTGACCTTGTCGATGGTTGGTCAATTGAGACACACACATTAGGGTGTAGGTATGAGGCGGGGACTCCAGAAGAAGATTGGTGGGATGAACATTACATAATTTATGATGAATATTTGGCCGATGGAATTAGTGTAGTCGATGGTGACCCAACAGAGGGTATTTTCATAACATTCACTCCCGCCAGAAAAAGAAATTTATCTGAATCAGTCAGTGATTGGAAAACACGTGCAGCAAAATTATTTCCGGAAGAATATAAGGAATTTCGATCGTTGGTCGGCCGAAGGCCTGACGGGGTTGAGTACACAACGATTGAGAATGACGTGAAGCGTAGAGACCTTACGATCAACGCTCTTTTCTATGATATCGCCAAACATGAGATCGTTGACTTCGTTGGAGGCATTGCTGACATCGAGAATGGTGTTGTAAAGGCCGTAGGACGGGCCGCAGACCGTTTCGAAGAAGATAGGCTACGAATCCTTAGGGCATTACGTTTCGCCGCTAGGATGGGCGCAGGGCTCGACGAGGAGACGGAAACAGCTATTCAGAACGACAACTCTTTGGCTGGCGTTTCACCAGAACGTATCCGTGATGAGTTCCTGAAAAGCATCAAGAGTGCTCAATCGGTGCCAGACTTTCTGAGGTTGTACGACAACTTCGACCTATGGGGCCAGGTGTTCCCAGACCTCAAAGTTAGCTCGTGGTATAAAGACACGAAGAACGTTCCTGTCCTTCTATCATTGCTTCTCCGAGAGAACAACCCGAGCGCTCTAGGGAAAAAACTGAACAAACTGAAATACAGTGTGGTCGAAGCACGCCAAATTGTGTTCTTAACGATGTTCCAAAATCTAACGCCCGAAAATGCATTCGAGCTTAAGAAGCTTTGGAAGTCAACCAGATTATCGGATAGTGACCTCGAAGAGTTCGCTCATCTTTCATCGAAACCTGATATGCGCTTGGTAAAAGCTTTCAATGAGTACACTCCAAGTGTTGACGGGCAAGATTTGCTCGCACAAGGCTTCACGGGCCGTGGAATTGGTCAAGAGATGAATCGTTTGGAAACGGAATTATTCCAGAAACTCCTGTAATGACAGAAAAACATAGCGTAGAAGCGAAAAAGGATGCCAGGTATCGGCTGATGCAGTCAGCCCGCAGCGCACGGCAGGACGGGTTTTCTCAAGAGGTTTGGGTAAAACACCCAGCTATTTTGGAAATGAGTTCAAAATACGATCTACATCCTGATATACTTGAACACATAAGCGCTTGGGTGTGGACTTTTCGTCGCTAAGGGCGTAGTTATCACAACCTTGGAAGGTAATGCAGCATGGGTGTTGCCACCGTTTCGAAAACGGTTGGATGGGTTAGTAGCCCATTGGAGTTCGATTCTTCTGTCTTCCTCCCACTATATGGACAAACTTGTCAGAGATAAGATTCCAGAGATAGTCGAAGCTAATGGAGCTTCTGACAAATACACATTCAATGTTTGTAAAGACAAGGATGAAAAAATAGAGCGGTTGCTCGACAAAGTTACTGAGGAAACTTCTGAGTTGTTAGAAGAGCCCTCTTTAGAAGAAATGGCTGATGTATTAGAAGTGATTTACGCATTGGCCGAAACAATGGGATTCTCCAGCGAAGAACTGGAAAGTGCCAGAGAAACAAAACAAAAACTACGAGGCGGATTCAAAAAAGGGCTCATAATCAAGTCCAAATAACGTTCTCCTCACTGAAAGCAAGCAATGGCTAATTTACTATCAAACAAGCAATACATGACGATTACCCATTCAACGGGTATCTGGTATTTATGTGATTTGATAGGAGATAGTAATGAGAGACGACTTCAAGAAAGTAATCTGTACTGACGGCCGACACAAAGGTTGGTCCTCGGCCGACGCCATTGGCAAAGCCAAAGGCTATAAAAATAGACAGAAAAGAGATTTGAGAGGAGAGGGCAACGAATGGTCCTACCGCTCGAAAGAGTCAATGAACGGCTCCCGAGGCCGAGGCGATAAATCTTTCGGTGAGCACCTTACGCCCTTGATTCGCTATTTGCGCTCCAACGTTGGTCGTAAGTGGAATGACGTGTATTCGGAGATTCGAAAGGCTTGCCCTCCTGGCGGCGCCGTGCTCGAACACATCTACGTGCATCTCTGGGGATATGTGGAGCGCCATGCACAATTCATTGATGGTAAGGTCTACGAGGAGCCTCGATGGTGTAGTGGTAAATACCCAACGCCCCTGACCGATCGTGGCCAAGACAACACCTTTTATATTGACCAAAAAGGCATCTTGCGCCGAGCACCCCACCAGACCAAGCGCCGAAAGGAGAAGCCCCAAAACAAGTTTGAAGTAAACGGGGTCGTTTACGTCCGCAAGGAAAAGATTTGGTACAAGACGGCCCTTGCTCCTCTTCCTAAGCCTCGTATGCATATCGAAGAGCGCACAGGTTACGGTGGCCGCATCTATCGCCTCCCAATGTGGATTTACCCTTCCTATCGGGACGTATATCTTCATTCCGAAGCATCAACGGCTGGGTATGATGGTCGCCAAGGCGCCCGTCTCTGCAAAGCAACGTATGGCAAAGAGGTCTATTGCTGGCAGCTTCGCCAGCTGAACAGCCGAGAACTGAAAAAGCTCGGCCTGAAAAACAAGTAAGAGAGAAAACAATGACTATCAGAGGAACGAGAGTAATGATCGGCGAGGAAGCTCGCCAGTATTCGGAGATGTGCGATAAGGTACGAGAGTACCTTCATCGATGCTGGATTTGACGAAGTCATTATTCCCGCACTCTGGATGGAGGATACCTTTATCAAGAAAGCGGGTCCTGAACTTGGAAAACAGATGTACGCTTTCCCTGATAAGAAGGGACGACGTATTTGTCTCATTCCAGAAGTGACAGGAATCATTCAAGAAGAATGGAATAGCACCTGGAGGTTTGAGAACAAAAAACCCTATCGTATCTTCTACATTCAGAGGTGTTATCGTTACGAAAGACCACAAAAGGGTCGTTATAGAGAGTTCACACAAGCTGGGATAGAGATTCTTGGCGGTGACCCTGAGGAAACTACAGAAGAGGCACAAACTCTTTTGAAGGGCTTACTCGATGTATTGGGAATCGAATATGTGTTTAATCCATTGGTTAAACGTGGCATAACCTATTATGTGGAGTCAGGCTTCGAGGCTGAGGCTCCAGCACTCGGCGCCCAAAAGCAAATCGCTGGAGGTGGCCGTTACGAAGAAGGTGTAGGATGGGCTATAGGAATAGATCGGTTGCTCTTGTGTTTGCAGGATTGATGGTTTTTCTGTGTTGCAGTTGTAACTTTGTTAGCCAAGCTGAGTTTAACGAGCATACGACAGTTGCTGATGAATTAATTGATAACGTTCGACATTGCGAGACTCGTCGAGGAACATATTACAGGAGAGCACAAACATGTCTGTATGGGCTTTTTGTTGATGACTATGGCGAGGTTTACCGAAGACTTGCTGAAGACGGGATTGAACGTACGTCCGCAAACTTCCAAAAAGAGTTTGATCGCTACGCTGATGAGTTTCGAGAAGGCTATTGCGATTACTCTTGCCTTTACGAGGCCATCTGTTATGAACCACATGAATATGTGTGTGAACACATGGGCGTCACGGTCGTCGAGTGGAGAGAAGGGTATCATGACGCAACCTCTGAGTAAAGCGAGCGAACAAGATGAATAAGGTAGCAATATTGCTTCTTGCGTTGTGTTTGTCATTGGCCATTGGGTGCGCTAGCGTTCCAACGCCAGTCGTGGTACAGGCCAACACTGCACCTGCCGAAGAAGAGACACATGGTGAATTAACCTCAGATGAGGCGGTTGCAGCTGCAATTCTTGAACAAGATGACGGAAATAATGGACTATCTCCTGAACAGGAGAGACAGAATCGTCGTGATTCATCCATTGGCACAATGGTTCTAGTCATCATTGGTATTGTGTCTTTGTTTTTGGTAGGTGGGATAATAGTCAACTTAGTAGATTAGCTTCAGTTATAGGTTCACAAATCTAATAGTTTGAGATATACTTACTGTCCATGGCACACGCACCAACATGTGACACCTGTGGAGAGGTATCAAAGTATCGTGACCCAGATCACGACGCATACACCTGCGAAGGATGCGACGTCTGGGTAGAAAAGCAGTGTGGTGATGCAACATGTGAATTTTGTGCATCAAGACCAGAACGACCTTCCGAGGTCAAGAAATCAGGAAAGTAAAATGTCAATTATTGTAGAGATTAGGGCCGCCGAGGGCGGTGATGATTCAAAGCTTCTAGTGGAAGACCAATTGGGGATTTACCTCAAAGCTGCCTCTCGGGAGCGTCTTTGACTGCTCTGTAATTGACCGCCGACCAGGCTATATCGTTCTCAAAGTATCAGGCAAGGGCGCCGAAAAGCTCTTCAAGGGCGAAGGTGGCGGCCATCGCTGGCAACGTGTTCCCCCAACTGAAAAACGTGGTCGAGTACAGACTAGTACCATTACGGTAGCTGTGCTCCCCGAGGTTCGGGAACAAGAAGTCCACATTGATCCTAAGGATCTAAAAGAGACATTCACAACGGGCAGCGGCCCAGGTGGACAACACCGCAACAAGACATCTACTTGTGTGCAGCTTACTCATGTGCCATCAGGCATTCGTGTGAGAGCCGAAAGCGACAAGAGCCAAAAGATCAACCGTGAAAATGCCTTAATGCTCTTACGAGCTAAGCTATTGCAAAATCAAAAACAGAAGTACACGAAAGAGCGTACAAAAGAGCGTCAAAGCCAAGTAGGTTCTGGTATGCGTGGCGACAAAACTCGGACTATCCGTGTGCGTCATGATACCGTTGTCGATCATGCTTCAGGAAAACAGATTTCCTACAAGGACTATTCAAGAGGTAAGCTTTTGGGTTTAAAGTGATGCGCAAATATGCTACTCTTGATGTATACGCTGCCACCCTTTAGTCGTGGAAAGCTATCATGAACACTTTCTTGCAAAAGATACGGCAAACTTTCACTCCAAAGCGCTTGTATAGATTCAACCTTGTTGGAGCCTTCTCTAATGCATTTTTTGCAATCGTCGTTTGGGCATTGGGCATGCCAGTAGCATTTTCGCATATTTTTCTTGCGTCTGGAGCTTGCTTTATTCTTGGAGCAGCCGCTAACTTCTACATGATGCGAATCCAAAGCAAAAAGTAAGGAACATACTACATGCATCATGAAGCTTCAGACTTACAAAACTCACATGCGCAAGGCGCTAGTGTGGTACACCAATAAACTGTACGAAAAACACCTAAGTGTTCCATTATCTCCAGCACAAGTCGAAATTATTGAGCGAGACCTGGCGATTCTGCAAGAACATATGCAAAAAAAGGAATCGAATGTCGTATGGCAGGTTCCGATAGGGTTGGC